AGATCTACACGTAAGGAGTCGTCGGCAGCGCCAGATGTGTATAAGAGACAGGAACACCACCTATCTCCAACTCAACGGGGAGGTGGAATGGAGGGAGCACGAAATCAAGAACCTCGAACCGATAAGAGAGGGGGAGGTTTGACCTCCTCCTCCTTACTTTGCGAACATGGAAAGACAGTTCAAGGGGGTGTGGATACCCGCAGAGATTTGGTTGGACGCACGCCTCTCGCTTGTAGAGAAGGCACTCTATGCCGAGATTGATTCCTTCTCGGGAGCGGGCAAGAGCTTCCACAAAGCCAACGAAACCATCCAGCTCGAGTACGGCGTCAGCCGCCCCACGGTGTCCAAAGCCATCAAGAAGTTGGAGGAGTTTGGCTTCATCGAGGTCACCTTCGACGGACGATTGCGGCATCTAACTGTGCAGGCAGACCGTAAAATATTTACGGGCAGGGGGAAAGATTCTTTCGGGCAGCAGGAAAAAAACTTTCCGGCAGAAGGAAAGAATAGTACCTCTACTAATACAATAGAAAGAACAGTAGAAAACACATCTAAAAAGAGAGGGGCACGCCCGAGGGATTTGGAGGAGGTGATTGGAGCATTCAAGGAGGTCGGTGCGGAGGAATCCGACGCGATGGCTTTCTTTGACTACTACGAGGCCAACGGCTGGACCCAAGGCAAAAACAAACCTATCAAAGATTGGAAGGCCGCCGCGCGCGGCTGGATACGTCGAACCCCACAATTCAAAAACAATGCAACAAAAAGATCTGGCCCGTCAGACGGCTCACTCATTGCAGACCATCTCCGGCGGCTCGCCGCTCAATCCGGAGAGAGCTTGGCGTGAAGGCACCAACGTGCTCCTCGCATACCGAGAATCGCCCGCCCGCACCGAGGCGGCCCTTCTCCTGATGCTCAAGGACTGCCTCACCTACCTCGACTACAACAAGACGATCACGGCAGACCAAGACCTGCTCGACGCGGTCCACCATCTCATGCGCGAGTTCCCTGCCATGAAGCTCGAAGAATGGCGGCTCATCACCTACCGCCTGAAGACGGGCGTGTATCGCCCCGGGTACGAGCGTTTGAAACTTCCCGAACTTTGTGATATATTTCAGAGGTACGAAGGCGAACGCGCCGAGATGCGCGAGGGTAACTGGAGCGAGCTGAAGAAGCACACCCCCAGCCGACTCTCCGACGCAGACCTCGAAAAGATGTACGCCAAATACAAGAAAGACCGTGAAGCCAAGCAGAAAGAACTCCAAGAGGCCAAGCAAATCAAGCGCGTCAAAACGGACGAGCGCGGGCGGTGGGAGCACATCCCGTACCCCAACACCTCGGAACACGATGGTCAAGAAGCTGGACACGGTGTTCAGCCAGTTCGTCCGCCTTCGAGCGAGCGACCACCGGGGGATGGGTGAGTGCTTTACCTGTGGCTCCATGCGCCACTACACCGAGGTCGACGCGGGGCACTTCATGAGCCGCGCCTGCATGAAGACACGATGGGACGAGAAGAATGTCCAGTTTCAGTGCAAGCGGTGCAACGGCTTCCGAAGCGGCGAGCAGTACAAGTTCTCCATACGATTGGACGAATTGTACGGCGAAGGCACGGCCGAGGCTCTTTTGATAGCTTCCAAGATGACGGCCCGATGGAGTAGGGAGGAGCTCGATAGTATGTACCACCACTACAAGCGGAAAGTCGATGAACTCAAAAGCACGAAGGGACTTTGACGCGTGGTTCGTGGAGAACTACGACGGCCTCGTCTCGCAGGCCCGTCGCCTTCACCCCGACAATCGCGACCTCGTGCACCACGCATACCTCAAAACTATCGACACCCTCGAGAGAAATACCAACATCCTCGAAAACCTCTCGGGATATTTCAACACCGTGATGTGGACATTGTCCATCGACCAGTTCCGAAAGCTCTACCAAATACACGAAACACCCGACACCACGCCCGTCTCCGACTACGACCTCACCGCTGCCATAAAAAAAGAGGAGGCCATGATCATGACCAACCACCTCTCGTGGTTTGATAGAACCGTCCTTTCTCTTTACCTTGACGGGTGGAGTATGGCACAGCTCTCGCGAGAGGCTGGTATCAACGTCGACGTGTTATACAAATCAATCAGCGAATCAAAGAAGAAGCTCCGAGATGTTATTCGTCAGCGCACAAACCAGAAGTGACCGCCTCGCCGTCTGCCGTGACTGCGAGCACTACGTCGAAAAGACGGCATCCTGTGGCCCCTTGGTCAAGGAAGCCCTCACCGACTCCCCTCTCTGCGGCTGTTTTATGCCCGCAAAAACCCGCTTCAAGGTGTCCTCGTGTCCCTTGGGTAAGTGGCAAGCGACAGTCACACCCAAAGACATCGAACGCATCCGCGAGTTTCTCGAGCGCGACAACCGCCTCCGCAGGGCTGAAGAGCTCACCGAGCTCGCCCGCAAATACCTCGGGCCGGACAAGCAGGCCACAAGTTGTGGATCGTGCAACTCGACCCTCATGAAAGAACTCCAAAGATTAGTACACAATGCCGATACCAATTCCTAAAGCGTCCGAAGAGATGGACGACTTCATCCCACGCTGCATGGCCGACGAGGTCATGGTCAGCGAATTTCCCAACGAGAAGCAACGCCTCGCCGTATGTGCCGTACAATGGAGCAGAAAGAACTACTGACCCACGTCTGGCTTCAGGTAGGAGCCCTGCACGATACAAGCAAGGACAAGACCGTCGCCGTCCATAGGTGCAAGCGGGGGGCCAAACGCTTGGGTGTAGAATGGGAGGAAGTCATCGGACGTGACAGGCACCGCGAGAAGGTCGAAGCGCGGCAAATTATTTGCAAGTACCTTCGCGACTGCGGGTGGACATACATTTCTATCGGGCGGTTGCTCGACAGGGACCACGCCACCGCCATGTACAGCGAGCGCAACATGAAGCACCTCCTCGAATACGACAAGGACATCCACGCCAAGTGGCAAATCTTTCTGAACGCATGACATCACAAGATGTGACCTCAAGGTGTCAACCATAACCGCCTTAAAGTGTCAAACGCATGACCATACGAAAAGTCAAACGCCTACTCAACGAGTCCGACGACTGGCTCGTCTTCACCATGAAGAAGGTGAACGAGGACGAGGCAAGCATGGGGGCATATTACCGCAACCTCGAGTCGTGGGAGATACTCCTCAACCTTGCCGTCAACGACTACCACATACGAGAAACCCTTCGAAATGTTATTGCCACAGCCGACGCTTATAGAGACCAGCAAGCTGAAGACGCATCCGAATAATCCTCGCTATATCCGCAAGGACAAAATGGAGGCTCTCAAGCGTTCCATCGAGGAGGATCCGAAACTCATGACGGCGAAGCCTCTCATGGTCAACACCGACATGGTCGTCTTCGCGGGCAACCAAAGGCTCCGCGCCTGCATCGAGCTCGGGTGGGACAAGGTGCCGTGCATCGTGCTCGACTGGACCGAGGAGGAACAAGAGCGTGCCATGCTCAAAGACAACGGACACCACGGCGAGTGGGATACCGATATGCTGGCAAACGGAAACCACGATCTCGAGCAACTCCAAGATTGGGGTGTGCCTATCGACTGGGATAAACCCGAACCCGAAGAAGACAAACCAAACGAACCCAAGCCATGCAAGCATTGCGACAAGATGATACCGTGACAGAGGGGGACACTCTCGAACCAAAAAAGGCCAACATGGTCGAGGCCCTGACCAAAGCGTTGGGCATCGTCAAGATAGCCTGCGAGTCGTGTGGCATCTCACGCAATACCCACTACCGATGGCTGAAGGAAGACCCCGCCTATAAAGAGGCGTGCGACAACCTGCCCGAGGTCGTCTTGGACTTCGCCGAACACCACCTCCACAAACTCATCTCGCAGGGTAACCCTGCCGCCACCATCTTCTACATGAAGACCAAAGGCAAACATCGAGGGTATGTGGAACGCCAAGAGATTGAGATGGCCGAAAAGAAGCCGCTCTCGTGGTTCGTGTCTGACGATTCGAGTGTGTCATGACGCGCACCCAAAAAAAGAACCGCAAGAGACGAGCCAAAGAGAAGGCCAAGAACAGGCAAGGCCGCAAGGACTTCCGCGCCTTCCTCGACGAACGCGGCATCGCGTACCAAGAGAAGACAAAAGGGCACTACCTCATCGGCGACGTGGTGTATTTTTACAAAGCTATGAAGTACGAAAAGCAGGGGTGCTGGTACTCGTTCAACTCACACGAGGACTTTCTGAATAGCTTGTGAGGCAACCCGCCACATACTACCACGTCAAGAACTCGCCCGCGAAAATCCAAGTACACCAAGGAGGGACGCGGAGCGGGAAGACATACTCCATCCTCACGGCTCTCATCGAGCTGTGCCACCGCAACGAGAACTCGGGGGCCGTCATCACCATCGCTCGCAAGACCTTCCCCGCGATCCGCGCGTCGGTCATGCGTGACTTCTTCGAAATCCTCGAACGCGAGGACATCTACAACGTCGAGCTCCACAACAAGTCCGAAGCCACCTACTATCTCTTCGGCAACCTCGTCGAGTTCATCTCGGTTGACCAGCCCCAAAAGGTCAGGGGACGCAAGCGCGACATCCTCTTCGTTAACGAAGCCAACGAGCTCACCCTC